AATGGTTGTTAAAATGTACAGGAGGTAGGTATCGTTATGCTTCGTAAAATAAAACTATACGGAAAGTTAGCAGAATTTGTAGGGCATAAGGAGTTTGAGGTTCAGGTAGATAGTGTTGCTAAAGCAGTTAGCTTTTTAGTACACAACTTTGAAGGGATCGAAAAACACATGAGCCTTCAAAATTATCATGTAAGCGTAGGTGATTATGATATTGATAAAGATGAAATTGATTATCCTGTTGGAGGGCAAGATATACATTTTATACCAGCTATATCAGGAGCAGGATCGGGAGCTAGAAAATTTATTATAGGAGCAGTATTAATTGGAATTGCTATAGGAACAGGCCCAGGAGGTTTTATGGCACTTAAAACTGGTTTAGAATTAGGTACTTTCGGAACTTTCGCATTAAATTTAGGAGCAGCTTTGGTTTTACAAGGTGTTAATGAAATGTTGTTTTCATCGGAAGAACCTACTGATGAAGAAGATCCTAGAATATCTTTTAGTTTTTCTGGGGTTCAAAACACATCAAGAGCAGGAACAAGTCATCCCATAGTTTATGGTGAAATAATCACTGGATCGGTTCTTATTTCAGCAGGAATTGACACTAATCAGGTATCAGCATGACAGATAAAATCATTAGAGGTGCTTTCTTTGGTTTATTTAAACCACCAAAGCCACCAAAACCTTTTAAAGCTTCAGATACTTTAAACAGTAAACAATTTGCAACTTTACAAGATCTTATATCAGAAGGAGAGATTGAAGGTTTTGCTACACCATCTAAGTTAGGGCTTAACAAAGGTAATTCAGTTTATAATAATGCAGCTTTAAAAGATGTTTTCTTAAATAACACTCCTGTATTAAACAAAAATGCTAGTAATCTCAATCCACAACCAGCAGATTTTAATTTTCAAGATGTAGGATTTACACCTCGTTTTGGAACAGCAAACCAAGCTCATATACCAGGTATAGAAGGTAGTGAATCTGTATCTAATGTTGGAGTAAAAGTTACTAACTCTGCTTCTGTTACTCGTCAGATAACAAATACAGCAGTAGATGCAGCAAAAATTGTAGTTACTTTTCCTTCTTTACAAAGATTTAATGACGAAGGAGATATTTATGGTACTTCTGTTAATTTAAAAATTCAAGTGCAGTACAACGGCGGTGGTTTTGCTGATGTTATAGACGACACAGTTACAGGTAGAAGTGCAGATGCTTACCAAAAACAATATAGAGTTTCTTTTACAGGTGCTTTTCCTATTGATATTAGAGTTGTAAGAGTAACTGGTGATAGTTCTTCAAGCCAGC